CCGTGCCGAAAGCACAGCGCGATCCGAACCTTCTGGAGAAGTTCCGCAGCGAGGCTGACGGTATCTTCATGTTTGCACTGGAAGGGTTAAAACGTCTGATGAACAATGATTACCGATTCTCTGAAACCGAGGTCAATGAATTGGAACTGCAGCAGTACCGTGAGGAGAGTGACTCCGTCCTGTCCTTCGTGAAGGAAAGCTGCGAAGTGGGTGCTGATTATGAAGTCGGTTCTACGGAACTGTTCAATGCCTATAAAGCATACTGTGAGGAATGCGGTCTGAAGCCGTTTGCCCAGCGCACCTTTGTGTCCAATCTCACTGCCGTGGTGACCGATGTTACCAAGGGCAAGGATAAGACCGGAAAGAGACGCACCTTAAAGGGCATCCGTCTGCAGGAACTTCTGGCATAAAAGCATAATCATGGACACATTGGACACCAAATTCCCTATACCTTTATATCTTCATGCGTAAAAACATGAATTTCCACAAAATCATCGTTTCTCAGATAGACTGTGTGAAGAAATGGGATTTTTAGTGTCTAATGCGTCAAAGCCCTTGAAATACCGATGTTTTTGCCGGACGGATAAGGTCAGACACTTCCGTCCGACAGATCAGGAAACAGGCAGAAAGGTTCTTACCGGACTGCCGGAAAGGAGTTTTGGACACATGAATAAGTCGGATATCGTCAAAGCGATCATGAAATATCTGAAGAGCGTACCCCGGTGCTTCTGTTGGAAAGAGCATGGCGGTATGTATGGGACGGCAGGCATCCCGGACATCATTGCCTGCATCAATGGACACTTCTTTGGGTTTGAGGTCAAGACCGATGTCGGAAAGCCGACCAAACTGCAGGAAGCAACCATCCGCAAGATACTCGCCGCCGGAGGGGCAGCTGTGGTTGTCCGCTCGGTGGATGAAGTAAAAGCCGTGGTAAA